TGCTTCTTGGGTGCTTGCCGTTAGTGGAGTGGCAGCAATTTATTTTGTTGGAAGAAAACAAATATGGGCATGGATTTGGGCTACCTGTAATGAGGCTATGTGGATATTTTATGCAGTAACAACCAAACAATATGGATTCGTGTTTGCTGCTGTTGCTTACTCGATTGTTTATATTAAGTCTTATTTTCATTGGAGGCAAAAAGAGTGAAGCCTGATCAATGCATAAAGTGTGAGATGAGCAAGAAAGATCCTTTATTTTGGGAAACACATCAGACCATGACAGATGATTGGATTTGGTGTGCTAAGAAGTCTTGAGATTCCTGATCCATTTACGCAGTTTCGTATAGCCAAATATGCCAAACAAAAATATGGAGCCAGATATGATTTCTTCACTGGTGAATGGGACCTTAACTGTGGTGCTTGTGGAGAACTTATTAATGCTAATACCCGCAAACTTTTAACTAAGATCCGTATTTATCATACAAGAAATGAGTGTTTAGGTGGATATTAAATGTTCTCACACATGGTATATGCGTGAAGCAGGGATACAGTGTACTAAGTGTTTAGTTATATGGGAGAGCGATGAAAGAGCCTAAGATTATTCAGATGGATTGGAAAGCCCTAGGATATGAAAGGATGTATGTAAATGGAAAACTCAGATGGGTTCCTCAGCAGATCAAAGACGATTCAGAAGACTAGAATACTACCATTACGATGGATAGGTAATTTTCTTGGTGGCTATGCTGGTAATCATTTAGTTAAGTGTTTTGATTATGATGAAGAAGGTAAGTTAGGCTTTGCTTATAAATACCACGCAAAATGCTGGAAATATCTTAATAAACCTTATACATGGTGGGGCACATACTACGAACTTGATATTAAAGGAATGATAGATGACCTAGATGGTGCAGGTTGGGACGACTATGATGAGTTTGGTAAGGCGTACTGGGATAAAGATTAGGCTATATTTCCTGAACCAGTAACTGATCCATTACCGTTTATTGATTTAGGGAATGTGTATATGGTCCATGATCCGTTTGGTGCTCCGCCAACCTCTGGTGGATACCCTGGGTTTCCTGGGTTGCCAGTACGAATGAAGTAGGCTCCTGCTATACCGTATGGGTTTCCGTCAGTAAGAACTGTGGCTCCAAGTGCGTAATATCCACCATTGTTGTAGGGTCCTTGATAGTTTGGTGGTGTAGTCATGAGATTATTATATCAGTATATTTGACAAGCCTTTGTCTATAAGGTATACTTGAAGTATGAGTATAGACGAAATGACATTAAGAGAAGAAATTGCAAGGGCTATTGAAGCCTTACCTATTGAGTCATCAGTAACAAATGCTTTGGGCATGCGTACTGAGGCTGCTAAAGTTGCAAGAGGAGAAGATAATTATATGACCGAATTTTTTGATAGACGGGAGGCTTACGAATGATTAGTTTATTTTTCTTAATTCCAGCATTTATTGCAGGGTATATAGCATGTTATTTTATTATGACATATAAGGTTAATCAAGATTAAGCCTCTTGCATACATCTTTGATGTTGATGGATAATACAAAAAGCAAGTATCTTATAGTTTCATATCCAAGATCAGGTAGCAACTACTTTCAACTTGCATGGAAACAAAAAAATAAACAACATGCGAGGTGTATTAGAACATCTAAAACTATTGCCTCTATACCAGAAGATAACTTTTTAATAATAATTGGTTTAATTAGAAACCCAATAGATGCAGTATCTTCTAGAATCTTGATATCACAAACGCATGAAACATTCTTTGGAACGGAACAGGATGCAAGAGACTTTGCTATATCTGAGTATATAAAGATATATCAGTTCATATTAGATAAAGCAAGTTTTATAGTAGACCTATCAAACTTTGATCAAATTGACAGAATAATAGAAACTATATCAAACCTAGATTCTAATCCTATTAACAAAGACCAAATCGTTAACAGTATTAATGCTATAAATAACTACTCTTCAAGTTTTGTTGAGCATAAAGATTACGAAAAGGTTAAGAACATCCTTAAAAGTTATGACTTAGAGGCTTGTAACGACCTATACAACAGGGCATATCAAAAAAGGTTAATGGTATAATAATATTATGAAGGATAAAGAAGTTTGCGAATATTGCGAAGACTCAGCCAAGTTTAATGACGTTGGCTTAATTTCTGATGCCACATACTCTATTGTAGGTGTTTGCGAATATCACCTAGCCAACTACGGAGTCTCTTAACATTGTTTGATATACTTGTTTGATGAAGATCTTAATTCCAACCTATCCCAGATGTGGTAGTCATTTTTTAACAGAACACTTTTTACAAAAAACTGGTGTTGTAATGAATAAAACACATATACCAATGTTGGGATCATATGATTTTTATGTTACTATAATTAGAGATCCAAGAGATAGCATAGTTTCTAGATTAGCAATGGAGTTAGAGTTTGAGGAAAATCCTAAAACCATGGAAGAGTATTTAGAGATTTGTAAAAACGAATATGTAGTTTTTTATAAATATATAATAAAATCAATGGATATGGTTTTTCATTATGATCAGATTGCATCAGAAATTGAAAAGGTAGTTGATTTTATATGTAAGGAAACTGGAATTGAAAAAAAATTAAATGATTTTAAAGACAACATACACGATAAACCAATAACTGGGTTTTTAAAAACTAGTAAAACAGGAAAGCATTACGAATACTCTAAAGACTTCATGAAAGACAAAGACTTAGAAGAATGCTATAATCTATATACAATGTGCAAAGAAAAGGTGGTTAGTCTAGATTGATAATTTTAGAAGTTTTAAATAAAAATAATTTTTGGGATTATGTAAAAAACGAAACACCTTTTATTTATAGGTCTGCAGAACTTCCAGAGGTATCTTGGGATGAAGTTTTTGCTCTCATTGATTCCGATAAAAAAATTGGAAAAAGTCTTGGACAAGGCGATAATGCTAGATATAATGAATTTGGCTTTAAAGTTTTAAAAGCAGACAGAATTGAATCAATAAATAAAGAAATCACAAGTCTAGAACCTTTCTTTGAGTTCTCTGAAGACTTCATACAAAGTCCAAGGTCTGCTCATCAACTTTATGTTAGTTTAACAACTGATGAAAAATCATATGGTGTTCCTCATACAGATCCAGAAAACGTTTTCTTTTGGCAACTTCGTGGCAAATCAAATTGGAAAATTTGGTCTAAAGATGAATATAGTATTGAACTTAACGAAATTTTAGAACCAGGAGATTTTGTATACTGTCCACCAAAAAGGAAGCATCACATAATTGCTATCACTCCTAGATGTGGAATATCTATAGGATTTGGAAAGTTAAAGGGTTAATATGGAAGCGCCGTGGTATAGAGACTTTCAGTCAGAATCTAAGAGAGTTGGAGATGAGTTTGAAGACAAAGTATATAAGGACTTGGTTGATCGTGGATTTGGTCCTATTGATAGAAATTATGTTTTTGATGGTTCTGGGTGTGAGGTAGACTTTAGAGCACACTCTGGTACCCGCTTTGAATACGTAGAAGCAAAAGGGGGGAACGCTGGGGAAGGTAAAAGGCCTGGAGCACAAAGAACTGATAATGTAAAAAAGGCTATAGCAAATGGAGCACTAATTAAAACATGTAACGATTTATATTACGTTGTATATTTTTCTGCACAGCCAGAGCCAGGCAGTTACTCTGATCAAATGATAAATACTGCAATTAAATATAAGATAATTGATGAAGTTAGATATCTATAATATAAGCAAGATTTGACTAAAACCAAAGAGTTTGCTACAATTATACAATGATAAAGAAAATATATACATCAGACAAAAAAGATGGGTCTGAGTTATTTTTTGTTACAGAAGAAGTTCAACGTAGTATTATTGTTGAGTATTTTTCTAGAAAGTACTATTCTACTATTGGAATTTTATGTTTTCTACTTGGCACATTTTTTGGATTACTAATTAAATAAGGACTAGCACCAGTAGCCAAGTTGGTTAAGGCACCGAACTCATAATTCGGCTATTCGTAGGTTCAAATCCTACCTGGTGTACTTGATAATTTAATATCGTAATAATATACTTAAAATATTGGTCTGTAGTTCAGTTGGTAGAACACTCGACTGTTAATCGAGATGTCGCAGGATCGAGACCTGCCAGACCAGCCATATAATTAAATAAAGTAATGCGGATGTTGCATATTGGTAGTGCCTCTGCCTTCCAAGCAGAAGGGGTGAGTTCGATTCTCATCATCCGCTCTGGGTCCCCATCGTCTAGAGGCCTAGGACATCGCCCTTTCACGGCGGTAACACGGGTTCGAATCCCGTTGGGGGCACAATATCATTGCCAAATGGTATAAAGGCAGGACAGGGGCCTCTCAAGCCCTTATAGACCTATTACACCTCTGTAGTTCAGTGGACAGAACGATGGACTTCTAAGCCATGCGTCGCAAGTTCGATTCTTGCCAGGGGTACAGTGTAAGTGATATACTATCTAAAAGGAGTTTTATGAATATTGTAATTCCAATGGCGGGACTTGGATCTAGATTTAAAAATGTTGGTATCGATACCCCAAAACCATTGATTGAAGTTGCTGGTAAATACTTAGTTGAACATGCAATTTCATCTCTTGGTATTACTGGCAAATATATTTTTATAACAAGAAAATATGAAGATGTATCCCACAATGAGCAACTTTCTTTTTTATTAAAGTCATTGGTTCCAGACTCAATTGAAATACAGGTCGATAAAGAACAATATGGCGCAGCAGATGCTGCATTGTATGCAAAAGACTATATAGATAATGAAGAGCCATTAATCATAACTAACTGTGATCAGTTATTTTTTTGGGACTCGAATGATTTTTTAAATTTTATTAATGTGCTTGATCCTGACGGAGCGGTTGCAGTTTTTAAATCTAATGACCCTAAAAATAGTTTTGCAAAAATTAATAATAATATAATTACAAATATTGAAGAAAAGAATCCAATCAGTTCTGATGCTCTTGTAGGTTTGCATTATTGGAAACATGGAAAAGATTTTATTTTTTCTGCAAAGAAATTGTTGTCTGAATACAGAGAAAAAGGCTTTCCTGAGTGCTATATTTCTTCTACCTATAACTATCTTATAGGATCTGGTAAAAACATTCTTCCTTATCAAATGCCACACAATGGTTATGTATCTTTGGGTACGCCTGATGATATTGAGATATACATCGGAAAAATTAAAGAGTTTTACACAAACAAACCAAAAACAATTTTTTGCGATATTGATGGAACAATAATTAAACATGCTCACAAATTTAGTTTAGTTGGAAAAGACAATGCAAAAGATTTAGATGGTGTTCTTGCTAAGTTTAATGAGTGGGACTCCAAGGGTCATAAAATCATATTAACTACTGCAAGAAAAGAGTCTGCAAGATATATAACAGAAAAACAATTGCATGATTTAGGTTTTTGCTGGGATTATTTGCTTATGGGAATGACAAGCGGTGTTCGTGTATTAATTAATGACAAGCATAGAGAAACAGATAATGATAGAGCGGTTGCAGTAAGCCTACTTACAGATGAAGGATTTAATAACGTTGACTGGGAGGCTATCGGTCTATGAAAATTTCAAGAATAGAAACAACTGATAGAGGATGGTTTGTTGGCAACTTTCCTAAAGCAGCATTTCAAACAGAGGCTTGTGAGGTTTCTTTTAGAACTCACCCTAAAGGAGAACTGTGGCCACTTCATTATCAAGAAAAAATAACAGAAATTAATATGCTTGTTCGTGGTGAAATGATCATGCAGGGACAAAAAATTGTTTCAGGTGATATTTTTATCGTATACCCATTTGAGATTGCAGACCCAGAATTTTTAACTGATTGTGAAGTCATTTGTGTAAAGGTTCCAGGAATTCAAAACGATAAGGTAGTAGTTGAAAAGATTTAATATGAAAATCATTGCCCATAGAGGAAATACTTCTGGTCCTTCTCAGTACGAGAACTCTCCAGAATCAATTAACTTTGCTTTAAGTCTTGGATTTGATGTAGAAATCGATGTATGGTCAATTAATGAGTCAGTATATTTTGGACATGATGGACCAGAATATTTAGTCGATAAGAGTACTATCTTAGACATAGGTCATGATGGATGGTTTCATTGTAAAAATTTAGAAGCAATTGATATGTTTATTGAAACATTTCCAAACTTAAATTATTTTTGGCATCAGAATGATGACTTTACATTAACTAGTGATGGACTTATTTGGACTTATCCTGGCAAAAAAATTGGATCAAACTCAATTATTGTTCTACCAGAAAAAATTGATGAATATATTCTTGATGAAATGTTAGCAAACAAACCATATGCAATTTGCACAGATTGGCCAATAAAGTATGAACGTAGAAGATGAAATCAATTCGATTCTTTTTAGTATAGGTAAAGATATCAAAATACACAAGGTTGATTCAAATAATACAATTATTGAAATAGATTACGAAAAATATGTAAAAGAACTTTTAGTTGTGTTTAATAAGTTTAAACAAGATTTTCAATAGCATTTATTACTTCTTGAGAAGTTGTTGCACCAAAGCATTCTACTATTCTGTGATCCTTATTAAACCACTGTGACCAAAAATAATAGGCATCATGCTGTTGTTTTAAGGAGTTTCTAATTTCTACTATCTTACATCCCTCTGGAGCAAATAGTGTGTTTACCATAGAACTTCCATTGTAGGTAACAATTTCTGAACAAGATGAAGCAAGTTCTACCTGTTCAATAAAACTCATTTCTTCAAAAAATGCAATCTTATAGCCTTTTGATTTATAATAATTTTGTAAAATCTCTTCATCTGCTAATCTTCTTCCATTGTCATCTTTAGTTGCTGCATTTTTTCTACTAATAAATATTTTATTTTTAAAAGAGTATTCTTTAACAAACCTATCTCTGATTAACTTAAGAGTTATATAAAAATTATCCATATTTCCATTTGTAGATTCAGCAACTATAACTTTATCAAAAAATAAAGATACATGATCATGGATATTTACAAGACATGAATTAAATTCTGGCAATTCTAAAATATTAAAAATGTCTTTTTGAAATTGTCTACTAGCAAATGCAGAACTATCTTCTTTAATTAATGAATTATAGATTATTTTTATATCAAAATCACCAATTTTATTACTTTTTAAGTATAATATTTTACCAATAGTGTCTATAAGAAAATGATGATAAGAATTAGTATATCCTGTTAAAAAAACTGGTTTAATTTTTTTATTTTTAGAAAATGTTTCACTTTGGTTATTTCGTTTATTATTTAAAGTAACATCGTGATATTCTATTATAATTGGATTAATATCTTTTACTTTATTAACAATTTGTGGATCATAAAGTAGTTCATTATTTATTGATCTCACGATTGTTTGATTATGAATTTCTGGATCTCTAAAGTACCTTGAAAACCTAAAATTTATATCATATTTTATTGATTTATAATTAAAATCTAACATATCACTTTGTTACTTTTTTATGATTAACTATGTATGGCTCTATCTTTGCCTTAATTGTTCCATCTTTACGCATCTTAACAATCCAACCATCCTTAATCTGGGTATCGTTAAATGCTCCTGCTTTTTTCTTAGGCATTATAGTGAGTGTCTTTCTGTTTCTACCTTTGTGTAATCCTTGCCAAAGTCAGCAAATAAAGCCTTATCTTTTTCACGATTAACAATTCCTCTTGACCATGAGAATCCTGCATCTCCACCCCATGCTAACCACATGATGTATCCATTAGATGGGTTTGCTGAGTTGCCCCAGTCCTTACCCTTCTTATCTACTTCGTGGCGAGAAAAGTATGAGTACATTCTCTTAACAGTACTAAGAGAAATAGTTTCTCCTCTTGCTAACTGCCCTGCTCTGGTCCAGCCAACTGCAGTGCCTGCACCATTAGCCTTTCCATCTTCTTTAAACTTAATTGCTCTACGAGCAGCAGATCTTGCTCCTGCTGGTGGTGAGTATCCTTCAGCCTTTGACACTAAGTCTGTTTCATATTCAACTGTGTCATCATCTTCAAACAGATCATCTGCTTTTGCAGCAGGTACACAATTAGGAACAGGCTTTCCATTATCTCCTGGCTTCATTCCTCTTTGTACATAGCCATCCCAACAAGGCGCTTGCTTATTTATATCAGCACAGCAATCACTTTTCATTTCACCTGCTTGACAAACAGGACAGTTTTCACAATTTACATTTAGTTCTTTGCATGTTGGGCATCCGCACCCATCGTACTCTTTACCTTGATAAGTATCTGTTGGCATCATTGAGTCATCTGCTTTGCCCATCTGAGCATCAAACATTGCCATCCCAACTTCTGAATCCATTGTATGATTTTCCATTTCTATTTTTGTAGCATCCTTGTACATCATTCCAATGCTATATGCAGTTGGTTCCCATGTACCGTTTTCTTCTTCGTAAATTCTAACAGCCATTGCTGGGTTCTCTGGTGGCATAGATTGAATTGCATACTCTGTTCCAGGAACACCATAGGTCCCACCTTCAATCATAATATGCTCTACCATGCCATGGATCATACCTTCTGATGTCATTCCCATGACGAAATCGCCTTCAGAGATATTTCCCATAATTACATTTCTAAATCATAAACAGTAGATGATTGATTCTGTATGAGTTGACCCTTAAACTTAATTTTTACAAAATACTGATTTGGATATTTTTGTGGTAAAGACAATGCATAATACTTATCTGGGAAAACTATAAAACCTCTACCTAAAACAGGAGAAAACATTGTATAAACAGTTAAATCGTCTACACTTTTTGCATCGCCTAGTTTTTCATTAAAAACATATGTATGTGCATCTGAATCATTTGCAGATATGAAAAGAATAAGGTTTCCCTCTTCTTCATCTATTTCTGGAGATTCGTACTCTATTTCTTCTCTGTCTGAATTTTGATCAATTTTAATAAGAGTGATTGACTCTACACGTGTTACATCTATTCTGTTATAGTTAGCAAACTTATCTAACTTCTTAACAAAAAATTCTGCTTCTTCACTTAGGCTATCTGGGTTAAAATCTAAAACAATATTATTTATTAATTCATTGTCTTTGTCTGTTGACCAATCAGTTCTTTTCTCAAGAACACTAAGCAATTCTTGCTTTTCTTCTTGATCCATGTATCTGTCATCAAAAATAATCATACTGGCATTACCACCTTATCGTTAGTATTAATCTATTATACCATTCTTCTGTTGTGAGTCCTGATTCTATGGCAATTTGCACAAACAACCTCACATTTTTCTATCTCTTTTTTGATCGCTTTCCAGGAAAAGCCATCATGTATCATCCTTGAAACATTATACTTTTTATCCCTTATGTGGTCAAAATCTAGTATTATGTGACCATTTATGCCACAGTCTACACAACCAGAAGCCTCTTTGATAGATGCTAATCTATCCTTAAACTGCTGCTTGTTGTAATGCTCTAACTCTTTGTCAGTCATTGATATTATTATACCGCCAAATATTAAGCCCCACACAGGCAATTCACCTGACTTGCGCCACGGTCTCTATCCAATGGGTAACTAATCCATCACTAAGGTCCTGTGTGGGGACATTTATATTGTACTACTTGATTTTGATTGTCTTAGGTTTTTTGTCTTCTGGAACAACACGATCTACATTAATATGTAGCATGCCGTCTTTAAGGTCTGCCCCAGTTACTTCCATATATTCTCCAAGGGCAAAAGATCGTGTAAACTTACGACTTGCTATACCTTTGTGAACTACTTCTGCATCTGTTACTTCTATAATCTCACCCTTAATAATTAATGTTCCATTATCTACTGAAACATCAATATGTTCCTTTGAAAATCCTGCTACTGCAATAGATATACGATATGTATCTTCATCTAGTTTTAAGATGTCATAAGGAGGATATGACTGTGAATTTACTTTGTGTGCATTGTTTAGACGGGCTAGGTCTCTATTAAAGCCAATAAAAAAAGGATCATTGAATAGATCCATTGCGAAGTTTGTTGCGTTCATGTGCATTTTATTCCCCTTTCAAGCGAATAAGTTAATTTACCCCCCATTTGGGCAGGTATAAATATTATAGCATAAAAAATGAGCACTTTATAGACTTGCTCAGGTCCCCCAGGTTGCGATCCTAGGCTTATCCGTACTCAGCAATCTGGTCGCTTAAAAAGCAACTGCATGTATCATGACGGAATATTCTATTGTACTACTTTATTTTATTACTTTTTTGCTACTGGCTTCTTCTTTGCAGGAGCCTTTTTGACTGTTACCTTTTTAAGTACACCATCAACTTCTTTAGCGTCTGGCAAAATTCCAAATGCCTTATCGTTAGGGTTGATTGCTCTGATTGCTACTGGTGCAATTGCAGCCAATAGTGAGTATGCAAGTGTCTTAGGATCTGTTACCCCAGACATGTATAGTGCAAGTGCTGCACCAAGGACTGATCGTCCGTACGATGCCAGTAGTGCCTTTAGTTGTTCTGTATTCATATTATTCCTCCTAGGAAATGTGGTTAGATAGTATGTAGTAGCCTAGCCACAATCCAATTATACCAGCAACTCCAGCAAAAACTGGCGGTGCGGGAACTGGTAGCCTAAAAGCAGCAAAGACTATGCCACAGCCAAACCCAGTCAATATCGATAGTACGATTTCTTTCATTTCTTGTCCTCTTCTATAGGTAAGAGCATCTTTAACTGCTCGTATTCTTCTACAATTTTTTTCATTGAGTAATAATTGGGTGCCATTGATCCAATATCTCCGTACTCTTTAAAGTAATTAATTTCTGGTTCTACTTCAGAGACAAACTTTGCTACTCCATCTTGTACTGTTTCTATATACGAGTAGGCTTGATCTCTAGAATTAATCAAAAAATTTGAATATTCCTGACTATTTTTTACAGACACATCATTTTTTAGTATATCGTTATCAATAGAGGCTTGTAATAATTTTTTAGATACTCTAGATAGTGCTCTTCTAATTTTTGCGTTGTCGTATACCAAAAACAAGAAAGAAGATATAAAAACAAAGAACATAAAAAAGTCTAACATTTTTCCTCCTATAGCCAATACTTAAGTATAGCAGTTGTAGCAAGGGCTGTCCATATAATATTAAATATTATAATTGTTGGTAGTGTTTTTACGGTTGATGTCCATATCAGTACTAGGCTAGACACTAATGCAAAAATGTATAGCCACCAATACTGTATCCCAAATAACAAACCAGGAACAATAATAATTACCTTAGTCATAAATGCAAAAAACTCTACAGTGTTTGCTTTATTCCAATAAGATCTTTGTTTCATTTTTAATAAAACAGAAAATAAAACTTTTATTCTATTCATTAAAGCCACCCATCTTTCTAATAAAATCAGAATGATCAATAAAATAATTTGACAAAACAATTTTCTTTTTATTTATTATCTCTATTAAATCTTTTTCTGATTTAAAAATTTTATTTATTTTATCAAAGAAATCTTTTTTAAATAGTTTGTTTCCGTTCATAATTATATAGTATGCTATTTGAGGAAAATAAGTATCATCTTTTTCTATATATTCTAAAGCGTTTAAATCTTTTATTCTTGTCTTTAGACTTTCTGGCATGGTGTTATTTGTAGTAAAGTTAACCCAAAAGTCTGTGTCTGTTTTATTTGTCATGTAGTGAAGGTATAAGAAGTCACGAATTTCTTCGCAATCACTTGCATATTTATCATTAAGTATTTTCTTTAGTTCTTTTGGATTAAATATATCAAATTCTTTTCTAAAGACAATTTTTAAACTTTCTACAGATTGCATTATTGAAGTTGCCTCTAGTGGTTCAACAAATCCTCCAGAAAGTCCTATTGCTACTGTATTGTTGTTCCATATAGTTTTATAATATCCTGGTTCAAAACTAAATGTTTTTGGAGATTCAATTTTATGCCCCAGTTTTTCTTCAATCTCTAATATGGCTTGCTCGTCAGTCATGTAATTAGAATCAAAAACATGCCCACATCCATATCTATGCTGTAAAGGGATCTTCCACATCCAGCCATAGTTCATAGCAGTATACTCTGTGTATGATGGTATTTCATCTTTATCAATATCAAGAAAAAATGGCACTGCTCTTTTGGCTGGTAAATTGTTTGAAAAACTTACCCATTCTGTATTAAAAAGTTTTTTATTTATTATTCTAGCAAACCCAGTGCAATCAAAAACAAAGTCTGACATGATTGTGGAGCCATCGATCAACTTGATACTTTCTATGTTTCCATTATTATCTTGAATAAACTCATCTACTATTGAATCTATGTGAATCACTCCACGATCTATTGCAACTTCTGATAGAAACTTAGCCAAGGCTCTTGCATCAAAATGTAAAGCATAGTCATTGTATATATCAAAACCTAAAATATTGGAAACATCTTCATTTTTGGCTACGAATGGAATTTTGTTTTCATCCAATGCCATGGCACTTGTTTTGTATTTGTTTTGTGATAGATTTTCTGACATGCAAAAAAGATCTAAGACTGGGTACTTGTTTTTTGCTTGATTATTTAAATAAAGACCTCTTGTTTTTGGATTAAGTTTATTAATAGCAAAGCCATGGTAATAACTTTCATTTTCTTTATTAAAATTATTAAATTTAATTGCTATCTTGATTGTTGCTTTTGTTTGTTTTATTAAATCTTCTATCGGTATATTTAGGTATTGTAAAAATGAGGTAAGAGTCGGTGTTGATCCTTCTCCAGCACCCAAGATTCCTATTTCTCTACTTTCTATAACAGTAATTGAGTGCTCTGGATATCTTTTTTGTGCTGCAAGTGCAGTCAACCAACCCGCTGTTCCACCACCGACAACAACTATATTTTTCAAACTTCTTTTCCGCCTTCACGAACTAAAAGAACTATGGCTCCGTTATCTTCTAAGGCTTTCTTTACTCTTATCATATATTCTACGGCAGTAACTCTATCTTCAACTGTTAACCTCATAAATTCTGGCTCACTTGCCTTTACTGTAATAAAATTATCATTATCAATAAGGGTCAAACCAAAGTTTTTGGGTGCATGAATTGATCTAAATGCTCTTTTCATTTGATCTGTATACATTAGTCTTCCTTTGTTACTGGATCTAGCCTATCCCAGCACCCTTTCTCGCTACCTTGAAAAATTTGACCAGTCTCTCTATCAATAAGAAGCCATTTTTGCGGAGACTTTGTTTTTACTACTAGTTCTACTGAATAATCTAACTCATTAAATATAAATGAATCTCTCATTTACGACCCCATTGAACCTTATTCCATCCACGCTCATGTGCATAATAAATAAATACTTTAACTACCGTTTCCCAAAAGGCAATAGCCCCTGAAAGAGTAGCGTCTCCTGTAATTACATAGGCCACCGCAAATGAAGACAGTGTTCCCCATATGCGATAACTTAATGCCTTGGTAAATGACCTAGCCTTTGTTACTGTCATTGCATAGTCTCACTATCGTCTGTTCCGCCAAAATACTTGTCTATAACATAGACCATAATTCCAGCAATGATAAGAGATGCAACAACTGCAATAGCATTCTCTAACATTTATATACCCATCTCTTTACGCTTTTGTGTAGCAGAAATAGCATGTATGTCTGCCCCCAAATCTACTTGCTCAATCTTGTATCCTACATCACGACCATATACAATGTTAGTAATGTTAGGTAATCTTAATACTAATGCCCCGTCCATAAATTCATCCTTGGCAATATATTCTTTTACCTGATCAAACTTAAGAGGATCTTTCTCGCTTGTATTGTAGGTATTACGGACTCCCAGAAGTACTTGGTCAGTTCTCTTACCAGCCTCCTTGTAAAGGGCATGGTGGCCTTCGTGCCATGGCTGGTACCTACCCAGCATTAGAGTTGTAGGTGCAGACCAGTCATGTAGGTTAAACTGATTAATGATTACCGATGCCTTTTCATTTGCATCCCATTCATGGCTTATAAAAGCAATGTCATAGTTTGTTGGCATTTCAAACATCTTGTTGGTGTCTTCAAATCTTCCTTCTTCAATCGTGTTCATGAATACCAAAATGTCTGGCTTTCCAAATGCTGCACGAGTTAAATCTGTTGGGCAAACAAAATCAACAATGACTGGTGCAACGCCCTGCTTTGCAATTAGTCTTGCCATTTCTCCCATGCGTCGTGCTTGTTCAAGACGGTCTTCTGGTGTAAATCCAAGGTCTGAGTTAACTGTAGCACGGACCTCATCTGCATTAAGATGAATAGCGTTAATTCTTTCTTTTAAGGCCTTTGCAAGTTCTGTTTTGCCTGAGCCAGGTAGCCCAATAATCTGAATAATCATATAAAAATCTCCATTTCGACTATATAAGTATACACTATTTTCTATTTAAAACTTTTTCTTTGCCAAAACAGTTTCTTGTATGAACCTGTCTGTATTGATGTTCTCTTGTCTTCTTTTTCTTTCCATGAGTCCTTGTCGTATTCCTCTTTATGTGAGTTCCAGTCTTCCCTTTTTATTGGCATAATCTGAAAAATTGGAGTACCTTTTGGTATTACTCCTTCAAAATCCTTGTTTAAATAAAAAGGAATATTGCCAAATTTTGAATGGTGGTATTGATCAAAATCAACGACACCAGAAAGAGTGGTAAATGGAAGATCCAATCTATTAAGAGGGTGAGTAACAAGGCCACTATATCCTTCTGGTAATTGAACAGACCAAGACCTATGCCACACAAACTCAATTTTATAAAAACTATCATTAACTTTTATATCAGAGTTATCCCTTATGCTAAAAAGTTGTGGGAGACCAGAACAAGATATTTTTGGTTTATCAACACCCTTTTCAACATATATGTCAGCCCAAGTTGTTTGTATGTATCCGTATGAAAGAGTATCTAAAAATGGTATACAGTTTTTTACATTTAGTTGTTCGTCTGGCTTAATATCTTTGTACCATTTTGGAACTAACTCTTTTGCTGAAACTGGAGGCTCAGTATTAAAGTAAACTGCTTCAGAACCTGGATAAAACTTTATGTCCACTAGTTATTTTGCTCTTCTGTTGTTAGATGTTTCCATGTGTTTCCCCAATCAACTTTACTTTTGTGGTTATTAAACTCTTTAGATATTGCACCAGCCTCTAAGTAGATCCCGCCCCAAACTCCCCACTCTTTTGTAGAAACACCAACAGCAAAACACTTTTTTGCTACTGGGCATTTAGAGCAAAGTTGGTCTACAGCACTTCTTAGTGGCTCTTCTTCTTCATACTTTTCAAAAAATATGTTGGTGTCATATTCAAAACATAAAGCATTGTCTTTCCATTTATCCCTGTGCATAACTATTTAACAAATCTGTCTGGTATATCCCAGCCGTCAGAAGTCACTGTAAATCTGCGAGACAAGTACCACTTTCCATCAGAGTACTTTCCAAACTTTGAGGTTCTACCTTTATCCGAAACATAGGAATGAACAACATCCCATCCATCCCAAAACAATGACTTATCTTTTGCAACAATCTTTTCCATTTGATCTAGTTCTGTAATCTTCATTCCTATACCCCTTTTTAGTAGTTAAAAATTCCAACATCAATATTATTTAGTTTTGCTTCACCAACTAGTTTTGATACACTTTCTCTTTCTTTTGATAAGAAAACAAGATAGTTTATATCTTTAATGTTTTCTGATATCCAGTTTGGAGCAACCTTATAGAACTTAATCCTTTTGCCCCTACTTTTCATTCCCCGCTCAGAAAGGTTTACAAACTCCATAACCATAGAGTTAACTTTTGCAGGTCCAGCAGAATATATGTAAAAGTATTTATCGGCTTCTTGCATACCAGAAAGGGCAACTCCCATTGAACGCAAAAATACGTTGTAGTCTTCAAAACTACTGGTTCCTTGTACTCCCACTATCATTGTCTAATCCCTCTCGTAATCTGTCCATAATGAACAGCATTTTATCTAATTCTACACTACTCATACCTATTGTGTCAACTGGCTCTGTTGTTCCTGAATCGACACCGTCAATCATTACCTCTGACCTATAAAAAACATTTTCTTTTATCCAGTATGCCAGTCCATCTACAATTACAACTCTGACATTGTTTTTTTGATCATGCCTATATGATTGGGAATTTTTATTTTTCTTAGGCTTATTAGTTATTGCAGGCAAAAGTGGACTAACCAGATCAAAAATGTGGCTTTGGCTATATCTTACAGTGATTTTTTGTTTTTTACTTTCGTCTTTTTTAATAAAAGATATTAAAAATATTAGGACAAAAGTAGTAAAAGAGCCAATTAAATATTCCATTTTACCCCTTAACTAATTATACTACCTTTCTTTGTTAGTTATCCTTATAACCTCGTTAAGGCTCTGCCTTTCTTCCTTGTTTAAAGTATCTAAATTTTGATTGTCCATGGCTTTGTCTGTTATTGAAACCACTGGATCTTTTGACTCAAGATCTATATCTAAAAATCCTTTTTCCCACAAGTTCATCATTTCTAAATGAAAATAATGTTGTGCTGCTTTGTGTAGTTCTGGGTTTAGTTTTTCTAATTTATTTGTAAAGTTATATAAAATCTCTCCAGACTCAATATCTATTCCCGTAAACTCTAATCCCCCATTAAGGATTAGTGAACTGATTATCTCGTCTTCCTCTGACATTATTTACCACTCTTTGCTCTTGCTTTTGCAAGTGCCATAAAATCTTTTACTTTGGTTTCTCCCATGTATCCCCAGGCATGTCCATCATTAATCATCTTATCATTAATAGAAACGGTATCTCCATCAAGATAAACCCAACCAAGAATACGACCATATTTTTCTGAAGAATCTATCTTCTCGGTCTTGATTACAACAGACTTAGCACCGTCGATAGCATGCTTCAAATAAGCCTTTGCTTCTAGTCCTAAAGCCTTTTCAGCCTTATCTGTTGTACGAGACTCAGGGGTATCAATACCAGCCAGTCTGACTCTTGAACTAAAAGAAATGTCAAATCCTAAATCAATATCCACATCAATGGTATCTCCATCAACTACCTTTGTTACTTTCTTTACATAATATTCAAACATTGTCTTCTCCTTATTTAATATACTTGTTTGGCATAATATCAAAAAGAAGATGTATTCTTTCTGTTTTCCCACTGTTTATTACCCCGTGAAATCTTGCGTTGTTTATTTCCCAACAATCGCCAACTTCCATATGCTTTTTTTCCTGATCAATTAAAAATGTTGCTTCTGGATTTGTTTTAATAGCAATATGATGCCTATGTACTAAACCAAGATAGTCACCCTCATCATAATGTTGGTAAACAATCTTATCTTCAGGAAGTCTTAGGAATACCGCCTTGCCTACTTTGCCATCATGCATTTCTTCATAATGATCTATAATTGGCTTAACCATTTTCCACAAGACCTCATCTTCCAGTCTAAAAGTTGGATTATATGGCATGCCTGGTTCCCAACCAATTATTTCTGAAATAAATAAAGATGTTGTCTCTCTATGAACAAAAGGTGGTGTCTGCTGACGTGTTCTATCTAACCACCACTGTTCTTCATTGTATGACGAAAGTCTTTCTGCTATGCCACTTACATCGTGCTTTCCACGATATATGTATCTCCATTCTTCTTCTCGTTTTTTCTCTATCAATGTCTTCATTTTATTAAATCCTTTACCTCTTCATATATTTTAAAGGACTTGTCATAATCTCTTAATTGTGTAAGAAGTTCTTTAATTATGTGATACTCATCTAATGAGTTTATATCTCTTGGCACATGCCCCATCCATAAACCAGAATTGTTCTTCTGATCTGACTCAGAAACCTCTTTAATAATATCTTCGTTGTTTATTGTATTTAAGTATTCAAGATTAATATCATTAAATATAATACGTATTACTTCGTTTATATCATTTTTAATAGTTTCAAAATCAATCATTCTTGCTTTTTTATTAATTAACCACTCTTGATAAAATTCAGAGTAAACCTTTAAACAATAAGTAGAAGTGTCTATTGCATCTTTTTTAATATTAAGATCTACATTGGATTGAGCAGCAGTATGAATTATATAACTTGATACAGCATCTAAAGGATTTCTAATCATTGATACTTGATAAAAATTATTTTCTCTACTCAATCTTTGAATGTATTTGCTATGTGTATGTGAAATTACTGGATATTCATTCCACTTAATCTCATTTTTAATATACGCTCTATTAAGCGCAGTAATTAAAAATGTGTTTCCAGTTCTTGGATAAGAATTAATAACAACTTCTAATGGCATCATTAAATATTGTTACCTTCAGATAGTCTGTATCTTTCATCTACAACTTTATACATAAACTTCATCATTGTGTCATAGCCAACAGCATTCTCCATGATCTTGTTGTAGTGGTGACTACAAAAGAAAAGTTCACCAGTCACACCAGTAACTTTTACATATGCCTGTGCTTGGCAAGCAGCATCACATCTGTCATTTGCATCTAATATAGGATTTTCTTTTTCTGTTTTTAAAGTATTCATAGTTATATTATACATCTAATTGTTTGCTCCTGTCAATACTTAGTAAGACCTGATCCCAAGAAATTCCGTTACTCTCAAAATATTCTTTTATAGATCTTTCTTTATTTCTAAAGTCTTCTTTTAATATGTCATTAAAGTTGTTTTCTAAAAGAAATGCTGCTTCCTTCATTCTTTTTATAAAAATTTTTGTATCTGGATAAAATAAATGATCAGACATATATGTTGTTCCATCAAAATACTTTATTGGTTTTGAGTCTTCTGGGACCTCATTTTGACTATCAAAATATATATCAAAATTGTCATTGCTTTTATACATAGGTCCGTAAAGCCAATCTTTTCTGTTGTTTAGATCTTTTTTATTTTTTGCATCAGTAGTCATATAAGTTTTTTCAAGTTCATAGACGTCAAACCCATTACAGAATAACTTAATTGAAAGCAGCGGATCTTCGTCTCCCCACAAATACATATAAGGATAGTCTATGGTCATAAACTCTTTACTTGCAAATATAAAATGAGGCGCAACGTTATATGAAAGGGATCTTTGTTTTATTCTAGATAATGGGTGGTGAAAATCATGGTCAATTGCCCAAGGATTTTCTTTTTTAAAAACATATCTAGATTTTTTAAAATCTGATGAAAAACTATCTAAAAGAAACTGACTTATAACTGCTTTTTGATTTCCAATTTCCTCATACTCTGATATTAATTTTTCATCCCATTCATCATCAAAAGAAGTGTGACAGTCTATGCTTAATACATACTCTTCCCCATTATATAATTTTTGTAGTTGATACCGTGTTTTGCCTATCCCGTAAACAATATTTTTATCTAACAATATTATTCTTTTTTCATTTTTTATATTATCAAAATTACAGCCCTCTACACCCTGCAAAGATAAACCAAAAGTTATTCTGTCTGGATATTTTGCTTTTAATAAACAATCTTCAACTGTTTTTTGAATAGATGTGTCAAAAAGACTTGGAATCATCACAAATATTTTTTTCATAAAACTACTTTCTGTTATCTGTTACATAAAATCCAGATCCGTTAAATGCTGCTCCGACTGGAGTATATACACGAACAAGACGATTCTGGCAGTCATCACAATAATATCCTGGGTCTGACTCTGACATAGATCTTTGTTTTTCGTATCTTGTTGCACAAGGCATGCAGTCATATATATATGTTGGCATTATCTATCCTTAATCTCTGGATGATCTAAATGTATTTGTGTATGATTGACTGCTCCCTGCAAATTTCCAATTGGTATAAAAAATTCATGATTTATTCTTTTATACTCATTCTTTTCTTTTGGAAGTTCTGCATCAAAATATATTGCATCCACTGGGCAGACTGGCTCACAAGCACCACAGTCAATACATTCATCTTGATTAATGTAGAGCATTCTTCCACCCTCGTAGATGCAGTCAACAGGACACTCGGCAATGCACGATCTATCCTTTATGTCTACACAGGCATCAGTTATTACATATGCCATTATTTACTTCTTCTTTTTTGCTTTTACTGTCCATATAGGAGCATTAAGGGCATCTCCGCCCCATTCATAGCCAAGTGCCTTTACAACAAACTTAATAATCTTAATACGCATTATCTTACTCCCTTACCAAATCTTGCCCACACTCTTTCGTGTAAGAAATATCCAAGTGCTTCCCAGCCAATGTAGATAAGGGCACCAAGACTTGCGTACTCCCATTCACCAGTAAACAAATAAATTACACCAGCAACACCTACAAGGTGAAACGTTTCCCAACTTAATGTTTTTAGTAAAGTTCTTTTGGTTGATTCCATTTACTTGGCCTTCTTAACTACTGGCTTTTTTACTACTGTCTTTGCTGCAGGCGTTGTTGCAACTGGAGTTGCTACTTTATTCAGTAGTGGAGTATTTTCTTCACCAGCATAAACTGGACGACCCCAACCAACAATTCCATTGATTAACTTCTTCTTGTTATTCTTTACATATGCACGAGTCTTTTCTACGCACATACCGCCATTTCTTTGGTCCCCCTTAGCAGTTCCTGAAGTGTTTCCTTCAATAACCTGGACTGTTCCATCTCCGTTGTTCTTAATACAAATACCAACATGTGATATACGATTTACACCATCTTCTGGGAAATCAAAATAAATCCAGTCTCCTGGACTTGGATCATCATTACGAGCATCCGACCAGCGCTCATTTTTCTTAAACCAGTCTGATGCTGCTATTGTTGATGCAGACTTTGGATATTTCTTTGGATCTAAGCCAGATGTAAATGCACACCAAGAAACAAATGACTGGCACCATGGCTGAAAATTCATTCCAGTCCACTTTCCATATTTTGTTTCATTATCTTTAGGGCCTTCAATAGCCCCAACTTCTTTCTTTGCAACCTCAATGATTGCATTCAATGAACCTTTTGTACTCATGTTACTTATCTCTCTCTACTAGTGTTGTAACACCCTTTTTTTGATGAACAGTCTGGTCATAATCATCTGGAACTTCGTTCCATGGTGGCTCTGGAAGGTCTTTTTTATACATAGAGTAAATATATAATTCGTCAAACATATACCTTCTCTGTCTTTGAAATTTAGTAAAGATTTCTTGATCTCTAAAGTACCGACCAAATTCGTATTTTTTCATCAACTCTGGATCTCTTTCATGAAAATCTACTGCCTCATTTCTAACTGACCAATGGTTTTTATTTATTAAATGAAAAAATAAAGCCTGATAATATTCATTTGGATCATCATTATTCCATGAAGGTCTATAGTGATAATCAAACTGTGGCTGACAAATAATTGCTTGATTTGGCTTAGTTACAAAATTTTCATATCTTGCAACAAATCCCCAGTCCCTATTTCCACCTATGTGCAAGTCAACCATATAAGTTCCTGGAGCCCAATCTACGTGCAATGGTAACTTTGGAATTCGTTTTTCTGATGTTATTTGATGATGAGCATACATGTGATATGCGTAATGAACATCTTCTGTTTCAAGAAGTTTTCTTACTTTATCCACAGCGTATTCAATAAATTTTTTAGGTATTTCAACACCCTGCTCCCACTTATTCATCTGATTAGAAAAATCAATTTCTTCTAATTTATTGTTTGTAACTATGTCAACTAATTCTAAAAACATATCTTCTGGATAAAAATTATCAACTATAAATGGATCAAAAAGTTTTATGCTTCCATTATCTAAAAGAATGTTTTCCATTTCTACGTATGACTCTTTATCAAGATACAACCAGTTAATTTTATCTATATCCCCTGGATGATTTTGTAATAATGGATGTCCTACAATTTCTTTTCTTGTAACCCTTAGCATTTGGTCTTTTATTGTGTCAGGATTTATTGATTCATTTTTCATATTTACATTATACCTTTGTTTTGTAACCCCTAGGGCAAACAGGTTTAACTGCAGTCACTTTCTTCGTCAGTTTTCCTTTTACGCAGGTGATGGTTGTTCTTTTAATTATAGCAGACTTTACTTCCGCTTCCTGTTTTGCCTTTAGTTCTAAGGCTACCTTTGCCTCTGCCTCCTGCTTAGCCTTTAGTTCTGCAGCAATTTTGCTATCCGCTTCTTGCTTGGCTTTGAGTTCTGTAGCAGCCTTTGTCTCTGCTTCTTGCTTGGTTTTAAGTTCTGCCTCTAAAAGCAAACGTGATTGAGACTCTCCAAAATTAATTGCTCTAGACATTAGTTCTGAGTGATTTGCAATAATTATGTGTGAGGCAATGTTTCTGAATTTAAAGTTAGGATCTAGTTTTTCGTTCTCATAGTTTGGGTTGTCTGGGCAGTCCCATCCAGTTGAATGAGATCCAGGACCAACAAGATACTCTTCCCCATTTATTTCTATTACTGCTGGAGAGCCTGAAGTTCCTCCACCACCACAAACAGGAATTTTCATTAAAATCATTTTTGGGAAACCTACTTGGTGTGTATACGATTTTGGTAGGACTTCAGTTGCAAATTTATATGTAAACTTTTTTGGAAACAGATACTCTGACAAGTTATATTTTTGAGAATTAGGCAGTTGGAAATATGCGCTGGATTGAGCAAATGAACTTAGTCCATAGCCGTAAACTGATACTGACAAATTATTGTTAATTGCATACTGAACCTGCTCTAAACTAGCAACCTTATGCTTTACTGAACTTACTATTGGATTTTCAAGTACCAAAAATGCAATATCGTCTTGTGATTCTACCTTCCCTACTGGAAAAAGATCTGAATTTCCAAGTGATTCTGGATGCAAGATGTTGATTACTTTTACACGTTTTGCTGATCTATCGTTAGCATTTTTCCCTGGTTCTTGTATGTAAATTGGATTTTTATTACGACCAAATTCATACTTTAGATTTCCATAAATTCCCCAAATACAATGTGCTGCTGTTACAACTACATAAGGGTGAATGGGTTCTGAAGTGCACCCCATAACTTGAAAATCATCATCTGGAGATGGATTTGATTTAGAGCGGATGGGTGACGCAAATGTATTTCCTGTGGCATTTGTAAACTCTTGAGTAACCTTCCATTCATTTGCAGTAGATTTTTCAATTAAAACAATATTTAAAAAAGATATGCACAAAACAAAAATAAGTTTTTTCAATTTATTAACTCCCTTAAGAAATCATAAGTCTAATTACGTGACAACATGGGTCTCCACCTTGGTCCCATTCTTCAACTTCTTCTTCGTCCATATATTCATATCCGCCATCATGGGTATTGCAATAAGGAGGTGTTACCCATCCTCTTTCAATACCGTTTTCAAGCCAAATACCAAATTCTTGTTCTTCTGGTGATAAGTCTTCGTGTGAATGATTCATATATTAAGTATATCGTTAAATACTTACTACGTCAACTGGACCCATGCATGAGGGATTAAATTTAATAGCAGCATTAACTGCTTGGACTACTCTATTCCTTGCATTTTTTTGTTTATCTGTTGCATATAAAACACCATATGCATACTCTGCCCCTGATCCCATAGCAAGATATGGAAGTGTATATTTAGATAAAGACATGTCCGCAGAACTGTGTTCATATATCTGTCCACGAACTGCAATAATCAAACCAAGATCTCCATCCTTAGATGTGTCAACCCAAAACTCATTATAAAAATCACGAAGTTCTTTAACAAACTTTGTCTGCATGTGCTTGTCAGTATCTTTTAAGATTGGGGCAGATGGCTTGAAGTTGTAACGAATTCTTTCTCCGTCCATTGCACCAGCATATCCAATTAGATATGGACCTATCTTCCAAACTTTTGGTGCTTCAAGTGCTAGAATAGTACCATCATCTGATGCTCCACGATCTCCAGCCATGTAGATTTTATCTTCATGTTTTACTACAGCAATACAGGTCATGACAAAGCCCTCTCTAGATAGGTGATACTAAAGTATACCATTGCCCAGAGAGGGCTGTCAACTATGGGTGATAATGACTAATTAGCCTTTTTATCTACCGTTCTAAAGGCGTCATTTATTTCTGATAATGATAGCCTTCCATCGTCCAAAAAAGCCCTTGCCAGTCTCTCAATAACTGTGGCTACGCCTAAGAGTCCTGCAAGCATAACTGCCTGCATAGTTTCAATTCCTACTACGGCTCCTGCTCCCAAGACTGATAGTCCTGATGCTGCAAATACCGCAAGAATTCTCATTAGAATATTTGTTATTGCTTTCTGTGGGTGCTCCTGCTTTGGGGGTTCTACTATTTTTTTAGTTGCCATTTTATTTCTCCTTTCTTAGCGGGATTGTAATTAGCCAAATAATTGTTGTTGCCATTACAGCAATACCAACAATATCTCTTGCTGATCCCGTCAAAGTTAGCCATGCAATAAAGAAGCCAAGGAGGGTGAATGCCTGTGCAATTAATTCCATTCCTGCGTCTTTAAACCATTTAGTTAATCCCTTTAGCATTTTGCCTACCAGGTCTGTGGCCTTATTGATTATTTTCATTTGTTCCTCCTTATCATTGCCCCTGCAATTTGTGATGCAATGACCACTGGGACAATTACTTCCTGCGCTTTTTCTCTCTGATCGTCTGTCATATCCATACCTAACTCAGAGAAATTAGATAGGAGTTCTTTAACATCCACTTCAAATACTGCTCCAAGTGGGTCTGCCAAGAATGCTTCTGTTTGTACTTCTGTTACTGCATCTGCTAGTGTAAATGGCATTGGGGTTTCTCCTGCGTCACCTGCTCTATCTGAGAATTCAACAAATGCTGAAGCAAGTGCTGGGTTAGACTTCATTTGCTCAGCAATCTGTGCAACTTCTGAGGTCTTAATTCCAAGGTCTTGTGCAACTTCTTGCTTTGCTTCTTGAGTTAATGCTCTGAGTGTCTGGCTAACTGCTGTGATTTGTTCAGCAGAAAGAATAACTAATTTGTTATCCTTGCTTGTAAGGTTAGCAATAACATTAGATAGATCTTCTTCTGTTCCCCTTCCTTTTTCAGGAACAAGTGCTGCTAAGACTTCATCAGTAATTTCTACATCTGGTTCATTCCAAGGGTTCTCTTCTGGCTTTGGATCTGGTCCAGGTTCTGGAGATGGTTCAGGAGCAGGCTCTTCAGTTGGTTCTGGGGTAGGTTCAGGAGTTGGTGGTTCCTCTGGGGTAGGTTCAGGTGTAGGCTGGTCTGTAGGGTCCACCGTAGGCTCTGGAGAAGGCTCTGGGGTAGGAGGCTCTTCTGCTGTAGGTTCAGGGCTTGGTTCTGGTGTAGGAGGCTCTTCTGGTGTTGGCTCTGGGCTTGGTTCTGGGGTAGGTGGCTCTTCAGCAGTTGGCTCTGGGCTTGGTTCTGGGGTAGGCTGATTGGCTGCAGCATTGGCTGCTGCTTGAGCAATAGCAGACTGAATTTCTCTTTGTGATTGTTCGTCATAGTAACGCCATGCGTCATCAATTGCACTGTTAACATTATTAATTGCTTGATTGTATGCGCTGGTTGCATTATTTTTATTTTGGAGTGCCGTTGCAACATTTAAAACTGAGTTATTATATTCATTTGTTTTATTAGTTAGTGTTTGATTGTAACCATTTAATGTTGAAACTGCTTGATTATAAACATTTATTTTGTCATTGTATACATTTTGTGCTGAGTTCTTTTCAGCAAGGGCGTTGTTGTACTCATTAGTTTGTTCCTGGCTTGCTCCAGGTCCAGAAGAAAATGTGTTTAAATTACAACTAAAGTTTTGTCCCCATACTCTTGGGTTTCCAGCATAGTCGCAACCTGCTCCAGTCCAACCTAAACTGCCAGATGAATCATATGGTATTCCCCATCCAAGATGATAAGATCCTGGTCCCCCACCGTTGTACCACCATATTTCTACATCAAAAACCTTGTCTATTGTTACATTATATATTGGAGAGTATGGGCTCCATGTTGTTCCTTGCTCTATCCAATTATTTATGACTAACTCTCCATTGATATACATTCTAAAGCCGTCATCTGTATATCCTGCAAATTTTGTTGATGTGAACCATTCTGGAACTGTTATCTGTCCAGTAAATTTAACAATGAAGTTGCTATAACGATTTCCGCATACTGGAAGTTGCATGTAGTTTGAATTCCAAGTACCACTGCATAAAAGTTGATCTGGTGCTGCTTGTCCATTAACTCTGATCAGGCTATAAACATCATATCTTAAACCCTCTCCACCAGCACCATTTAAGGCTTGCTGGGCTGTTTGTAGATTAATGTTGGCTACACCAAGGGCATCATAGGCATTGTTTTTATTAGTTAGAGCAGTTGCTACTGTGACTGTTTGTCCATCTACTGCTGATTGTGCTAAGTTTTTTAATTCAAGTGCCGTGGCTTCTGCGTCAAGGGCTTCGTCGTATAGGTCAGAGGTCTGCGTTTGAGATTCTTGTGCAGATACCGCAAGATCATACTTATCTTCTGCGTCTTGAATTAAGGATATGAATTCATCTTTGTATCCAAGGTCGTCAATGCTATCGTTAAGATATTGTATTTCTTGTGCTGCAACTGTGAGGGGGTCATCAGAGTGGGCACCTTCTGGGGACATAAGAAGCCAACCAAATGCTAACATTGTGGCTGCTACTATTCTTATTAGTTTTTTGATTACCTTTCCCCCTTGCAGACTAATGTCTGTTAGGATGATTATACCATTTTATTACACAAAAAAGGGGCTACCTTAATTGGTAACCCCTTAAATGTTGGACTAATTACTTAACTAGAGTAACCTTTGCCTTTGGATTCTTTGCATTCCACTTTGTGGCTAGTGCATTGAATGACTTCTTTAGAGAAGCAAGTGCTTTAGCATTATCTGCTGTCAACTTAGCAATTGCTGCATCCTTAGCAACTACGACTGCGTCATGTGCAGTCTTTGCATCGGCAAGTGCCTTAGCAGAAGCAGCCTTTTCAGCAGCAAGAGCAGCAGCAGAAGCAGCCTTTTCAGCAGCAATTAGAGCGGTGTGCTCTGCTGTTGCCTTAACAAGTGCAGCATCTGAAGCAGCCTTAGCAGCAAGTGCTGCATCCTTAGCAGCAGTCTGTGATGCAAGTTCTGAAACTAGATCACGAACTGTAATTTCTGCAAACGGTGCTAGTGCACGAGCAGGAAGACCAACTACATCTGCAGTTGTTGCATCTGATGATGTTGTAGGTGAGAATGTGATTAG